AATCAACTCACATGAATACGAAACTTTTAGAATTTCTCAAGACGAAGTGTGGAGACTTCGGATTGAATAGTAAGGCTATCGAGGAGCTGGCTACGATCGGCAGCGAGAGCATTACAGATGAGTCCACTGATGAGGACATTGAGAGCATTGCAGAATCAATGGTCCCCTATGCCAAGGCAATGCAGGCAGAGGTGACACGCAAGCTGCAAGGCAGAAGCCGTAACAGCAGGGACAACGAGGGTGGCGACGGCTCACAATCGGATGGGACTGATGGTGACGGAAACGGCGGAGGAAAGGGAGGCGATGATGTGCCCGAATATCTCAAGAAGTTCATGAAGGAGATGCGAGAGCAGAACGACCAGCTCTCCAAGAAGATCACCGAGTATGAGCAGAAGGAGAAAACGGCACAGCGCAAAGCCGAGATTTCCGCCAAGGCGAAAGAGCTGGGTATCGCAGAGAATCTGTTGAAGCGCATCAACATCGGTGACGATGAGGATATCACAGAGGCTCTGACCGAGTACAAGCAGAGCCTTGTTGATTTGGGTCTCCCCGGCAAGGAGAGCCCCAAAATCATGTCTTCCAGCGAGGAGGAAGTTAAGGAAGATGCCAAGTCGTGGGCAGAGAAACTTCCCGACAACTAACTTGTTTCACTAAAAACAGAAGATTATGTCAGTAACCTTTGAACGCACCGAGTTTAGCGGCCGCATGACACCTTTCTGGCGAGAGCCTAAGGTGCTGCCCGGCGGCTTTAGCTTGGCGCAGACCACGTTCCCCATCGGCACGTTCATCAAGCGTGGCGCATTCGTGGCGGTTGATTTCGACACGATGAGCGGTTACATCGTCAAGGTCGGCAAGGTCATCACTGGCGGTACCACCTCTGCGCCCCGTGTCTCCAAGGACAACAACTTCGTTGTCGGTGACACCATCATGGTCGCTGGTAACGCAAACCTCGCTCGCACCATTTCGGCCATTGACCGCAGCAACGCTGACTACGATGTGCTGACCTTGAGCGGTGCACTCACTGGTGCTACCGCTGGCGCATTTGTCCAAGAGGGTATCGGCACCACCAGCGAGGGGGCTACAACCTACGCTGGCCGTACTCCGAACATGATGCTCTCGGCCGACCTTGAGATTCAGAAGTCGCAGCTCGCAACGCTCGACTGCGGCTATGAGGCGATCGTCCTCGCAGATGTCATCACTCCGTTCCCGAGTGATTGGCTGCTGAATGGCGGTCCTTGCTTGAAGTTCAATCCCAACATCATCTTCATTAAGCAGTAAAAACTATGGCAAATGAATTTACCGGAAGCTCACTGTTTGGTGAACTGACCAGAAACGTACAGGCACGCATCGATGCGGCATCCGTACTCAATAAGCGATTGTTCGATTCAGTAATCTATCGAGACTACCTCGATTGGGACACTCCCATGACGGGCTTGGACTTCGAAGAGTTGCTGGGCAAGCAGAACATTACCATCGCAGCATCGTCCATCGGTGAAACCTCGGAGACCCCGCTGATCGGCACCGAGGGCTTGGAGACCTTCAAGGAGCGTGTCATCCACCATGCCGTGGGTGTGCCTCTGACCATCCAAGACTTCCGCCGTGTCATGCAGCTGCGTGATTCCCGCCTCATCAGCGATGACGCTGTCAAGAACGAGCTTATCAACATCATGTGGGGCAACACACAGACCGCAGTCAATGGTGTGGAGGCCCGACATGATATGATTTTCCTCGGTGCGCTCTCTAATAAGGGCGTGTTCACTTTCGATGCGAACAACAATCCCGAGGGCGGTGTGCGTGGCACCATCGACTATGGTATGCCCGCTGCCAACATCGCAACGGCCGACACCGCTTGGACAGAGGCAAACATCGAGACCGTTGACCCGTTCGAGGACATCCAAGACGTGCTTGCTGCCGCAGATGATGTGACTGCTCTTGAGTACATCCTGCTCTCGCCCGCCAAGATGAATTTCTTGTGCCGAAGCAAGAAGATGAAGCAGATGATTTTCGGCTCTGACCGCAGCTCAAGCTTCTTGAGTATGGCTCAGATTAACCAGTGGATGGAGCAGAACGAGATGCCCACCTTCCGCAAAATCCGTCGTAAGATTCGCGTCAAGAAGGCTGGCAACAAGTTCGACACCATCACTCCCTGGAACACCGACAACATCGTGTTTATCCCTGCTGGCAAGCTGGGCACCGTCAAGAACTCGCTCACCGATAGCGAGCTCAAGCCCGAGCCCGATGTGACCTACTCGATGTATGGCCGCATCCGCATCTCGCAGTTCTACATCGGCAAGACCAAAGGCACCCGCCATGGTGAGTACACCGAAGCAGAATCGCTCTCCCTGCCCGTTATTTCGGAAATCAAGAACATCTACACTCTTGACACCAATCCATCGTAATGAGTAGGACGAATTTAGAAGCATTGAAGGCACGTTGCAAGGTCATCTGCAATACCTGCTATGTCGACAACGATGCCGCCGAGGATGTCCTCTGGCGGGAGGGTTTCAGCGCAGATGATAGCAGCATCGATGACACCACTCTGACCAAGTGCGCAATCTTGATCGTAAAGGGCTGGGTGGAGACATCGAGGACCGACAACGGCATAAGTGCCTCAATAAATCCCGACACGCTGAAAGCGAATATCAGGTATTGGGCGAACGAGGCGGGCCTCGATGCTTCTGAATTCCTCGATGAGCTGACAATCATTGAAGATGGCTCACATCTGTGGTGATGAGGACAAACGGAGTTATACGATGGGCATATAAGTCAGATACGCAGTTCGATGCCAAGGGCGACCCCGTCAAGGTGGAGCCCGAATGGAGCGAGCCGATAAAGTGTCTGATTCAGTATGTCACGAATAACAAGGGCGTCCACACCGATGGGCAATTCACGCACATTACTCTCAAAATCCACGTAGAGGCTATTCCGCCTTGCGTGGAGCTCCTAAAAGTCTGGAGAGAGGGTCTATATCTCGGGGAGTTTGAAGTGCTTGGTGCGCCCGTTGAAACAACGATGAGCCGAACGATTATCTACGTGTAGAATGGCAGTAACGATAGACACACCGCTGGATGAAGTCATCGGTAAGCTGAAAGCGAGCCGGGAGACAATTTTGGCACTCTTTGCGGAACACATGAGCCGCATCGGTGAGGAAGCAGTCTCGATGGCAAGAATCAATGGTGTCTATATCGACCACACTGGCAACCTCCGCAGTTCAATAGGCTATGCGGTCCTCGTAGATGGAAAGCCTTGGATGAAAGCCTATCCACAATCGGCCAATGTCGGGACAGACCCGCAGGGCGGTGTCGAGAAAGGTAGTCAATACCTTGACGAGCTGGTTGCGAAAACAGATTCCATAGGCAAAATCGTTCTCATTGTCACCGCAGGAATGGACTATGCCGAATATGTCGAGCGCATCGAGACCAAAGATGTGTTAGCACAAACAGAATTACGCACGAGGACGATAGCCGAAGCCCGAATGCAGCAGCTCAAGGCAATGGCAGTCCGTATCGCAAACGGGAACTGAATATGGTAAGCGACATTGACGTAAAGGACAAGATCTTCCAGCATCTGAAAGGGTCTGCTCTTGAGCAAGCCGTTTCGGGTGTTCTGAGTAAGACCATGCGGCCCAAGGATTCCGACAAAGAGGATATCGTGATATCCGTCTTGGCGAACAATTGTGCCCAGCTCCAGACGCTCTATGTGAACGTGAACATCTATGTCAAGGATGATGTCATCACCCGTGACGGCTCCCAGCAATATGAAATGGATATACCAAGATGCCGAGAGCTGTGCAAATTGGCCTACGATGCGCTTGAGAGTGCCGTAGGCGACGGCTTTAGGTTCGACATAGAGAGCCAAAGGGTCGTTGAGGTTGAGGCTATCAAATCGCACGTAATCAACAACAGACTTTTCTATCAAAATCTGAACGAATAACTATGGCAACAATTTCATGGGGTAAACCCAAAATTTTCATCGGCTTCAACGAGGGTGATGATGTGGCATCGATGGCCAATGCTGGTACTGCGGTAACCACCACCGGCAAGTGGTTTCTGCTGAACACTCCCGTTGAGGATTCCACGCAGCTCACCGGCACGCAGGGCGACAAGACCGAGGCTACCATCGAAGGTGGTGAGGCTGAG